TATTTTCGATATTTGGTTTATCGGTTGTGTTCAAGACCCAGAAATAATAATTGGTAACCGTGGCACTAGTAAATCTATTTGATGTCGTTACCTGAACATATGTTGTTATATCTCTCGGTGTTCCTGTCCCGGTATAGAGTGCTGGTGGTACAGAACTCTGTACCCATTCATAAATCGCAATGATACTACCCGGGAAAAGTTGTCCCCAATTGTTTCTTCTATAAACTAAGTTATCTAATGCAGTTTCATCATAAACTAATGTCCCGTTCTCCATTTTTAAAGAACGAGGTTGTTCATAATAAGTATATCTAGTGGATGATAGATCCCACCATAATTGACCAACTTGTCTATTAGCGAAAGTTATGTTTTCACTGAACAATGTTGCGTCAGCTGTGACATTGTAACTGGCAGGATCTTGCTCAGATATATATGCAATATTCTGTTTTGCAGGGCCCGGTAGTATAGACTTAAACGGATCATAGATGGGTAGTTGAATTAATTCATTTCTTGTATCTGACGCAAATATACTTGCACTCTCAAATAACGAAGTATTGATTAGGGGTTCTTGTTGCCTAAATGGTGTTAAAATACCCCATTCATATACAAATAACCAAGTTAATACATTCCATTTACCATCTACATCATCTACCCAAATTTTATCATTATACTGAATATACGATGGAGGATATCCCCAGTCTGGCGTGACAGGGAATCGCATAGTCTTATATAATAACATATCTGTGAAATCAGCATAGTTACCAATATCAGAAGAAGTTATATTCACACCAGCTAATGTTGTTAGATAATATGCATTATATGTTATAAGAGTATCAGGGTCTGTATATGTGCCCGGGTCGTTATAATCTGTAGTGGTATACGGTAGAATGCCAACTGTGTAATTATTAGAACCAACTGGTGTTCCATCAATGACCTGTTGTAGAACAATCATGTTACCGAAGTCGGTTCTATCACCGACTACCGAATTCCATAACTCTGGAATAATAGTTACATTGGCAACAGGTGCATAGCCGGAATTAACTGGTAAACCGTGAGTGTTACCGGGCTTATTCATAACTTCTACTGTAAGAATTTCACCGACTACGCTTGTTGTAATTGAGAATGTTGCATCAATATCTGATAGTGAGCCAGGTATTGCTCTTGCTGCAATAACGGTATTGACAACAGTATAATCGATACCTGCTTCGATAATATTAACAGAGACGATGCGACCGTACCAATCGACTACTGGCTCTAATACTGCCCCACTACCTAGTGCTGGCGGTGCCGCATCTATAAGGACTTCCGGTGTTGTATAACCTGCACCCGAAACACTGACTGTATAGCCTGTAATAATACCCTTGGATCCTTCCGATAATATTGCTGTTACCTCGGCCAATGTTGTTGGTGCAGCCCCGTTGGTATTGAATATACTAACCGACGGTATTGTATAATAATACCCGCCAGTGTTGGAGGGTGTAACTGTTAATATGGCTGTCCCAATAAGCTCTGCAGTTGCAGTAGCCTGGCCGGCTTGCACCACAAGAACCGATAATGTAGATACTACGCCGTAATCAGTTAATAATAATAAATCATCATTATTGTCTTTGGTAACTATCCAATTTTCAGTAAATTCTGCCATTTTATAGACGGACCAATCTTCGATGAAATTCTTAGCGACCCAGACTGTGTCATTTACACCAGGGTTCAAGGAGGCAGTTCCCCAATTTACTGCTGTTTGAGTTACATCGAAAGACGTCCACGTAATATCATTAAAATTTACATATCCTGCATTAGGTAAGGAATAATTAATTTGTGGTGTTACAGGGAACTCTAAAGAATATGCCGGATCTGCAGGACGAACAGTCCACACATCTGTTTGATCAATATCTATATTAATGATGTTATCTAAAACATTGTCGCTTATAATTGAGCCTTGCCATACGCTGTAAAGTTGGTCTGGTATAGAGAATATTGTTGGTGATGAATCAATACTAATTACAGGGCTCTGTAGATATCCATAACCCGGATCTGTAATATCTACGCGAGAAATTTGTCCTGTTGCACTGAGCACAATATATGCCTTAGCTTGGCGTAATGCTTCTGTTAGATTAGGATCCGAAGGACTTGCGTCAGGTGCACTAATTATAACCTTAGGTACTGTTACATATGTATTCACTGCATTTAATATGCTGATCTGTTTTACAAACCCGATTGTAGAAGGAATATAATTTAACCGCGCAACAACAACCTCTCCGGTATTCTGCTCTGGTTGTAGAATAAATTCAGTAGATACCTGTTCGATTGTATTACCGAACTCTCCCAATTTTAATGCCCATTCTTCAAACACCTGAATAATTTCGTTGCTCTGAACTTTGGTAGATCTAAATAGTTTATCGAAAGCCTGGGTAGTGCCTTTCTGTCTAATAGCGCCCTGATAGAATAGATATTGAATATTATTAGCTACCTGAAGATTATCAAGGTAACTCTTACTTTCGTAGCCGATTAAATGATGACCTAACGCTTCAAGACTCGGATTATCAATTACAATATTTGGATCATAGAAATATCTCATACTATCTACGATTGTATCAAAGTTAGGAACAAGTTGACTGTTGATAACAAGATAACCAGGTGCTTCCATTTTACCGTACCAGCCATTGCTTCTAAAGCCGTTGAATCGTAGACGTTGTTGTCTTGCGCTCAATAACGGTGAATAAACAGTATCGTTGAAACTTGTCGTATTATCGATTATGATAATGTGTTCTGTTTCAGATGTGTTAACTTGTAGATAAAATATGCCACCCGAAGATAGTGTGGTTGGTTCAACAGTAATAAGTCGAGCATCTCTATTAGTTGTAGTATTATTAGGCGGAATAGCTACACCATATTTGTCTAGTATACTGTATACACCATTTGATAACGATTCTACATCGTTAGGATATCCATGAGAAACAATAAGTGTTGCACTATTTGCTAATGGGCTTAATTGTATTGATGCATCAGGCGCCCAATTTGTGTTTATCCAGAACAGGAATTGTTTTGCACAATATAACCAATCGCTTAATATGTTTGTATCTTGGTTTACATCTTGAAATTGCCATCCTCTTGATTCTAGGTATGCCTGATAACCGATCATTAAATCAAATACTTCTTGTGCTGTCTTTAAGATAGATCCGTATGGAATTTTTGTAATAGTCGCTAAAGATGCCGGCTTATAGATTGCAGAGACTCCGCCGATAATGGGTAGGCTCTTTAATTTCTGATAACCTTTTGATATAAATTTCTGTACTGTCTGAGTAACTAGACTTACATAATATACACCATTGTATCTAACAATATCTCCCTGATTGTATGTAGCACCTGCCGTAAAATATAAGAAAGGTGCAGGAGTTCCACCGATTGATACATCTATCAATGTGGCATCTGAACGATCAAATACTGTAAATTCTGCATTCAATAAATCATAACCATAGACAGCAAATGTGCCATCGGCTAGTGCGCGAATAATGACACCGCTATATGAGTAGGTGTCTACTACCGGACTCTTATGAAGAATACACTGAAAATTAGTCGAGGGTATAATTAAACTGGTTGTAGTAGCGTTAGGGCTGACTGACTCGATATAGAGATTAGTTGTGTCTTTATTGGTGAATCCTGCTAGTTTATTCGCAAGATTTACATCAAGTGTTCTAACCTTTTGGCCAAATGTGGTGGTAATATCTTTTCCTAAGAAAAGAATTCTATCACTAATCCAGCGTTGATATCCGTATCTAATTTGCACTACATTATTGACTGTTTCGGCGTGAACAATTTGATCTGCATTTTTTGGACGCATCCATGCAAAGAATGGATCAGCACTCGTAAATGTATCATTTTGTACAAATTGCCAATTAGAAGTTGACATTACTGGTAATTCGGGTACAGGATCCGGAAAAAATACTAATGGGTCTGTTATCATACCAGAAGATAGTTCTGTGCCAACTGTGTCCCACAATAATTCTCCATATGGTGCCGGTCTCATCAGGAATAAGAATTCTTGTACACTAAATGCATATGCAGATGTTGACATCCAAGCTTGTTCAACTGGTGAACCATCGCCATATTTCCATTCTGCATCAAAGTGATCAAATGGCTCATAATAGTTACCAGAGAAAGCAATATCAAATATAGTCATTGCGGGGATAATCTCTCCGGCAGCATCTACAGGAATAATTGCTGATAGTCCGGGTCTTGCCCACATAGGCTGCTCTTGTGGTAATAAAGTTACAGGATCATAGATAGCACAAGGTCCCTGGCGGATAATGCCGTGTTCTAAGTCTGCCCAAAGTAATGCATTGATAGAAGACCAGTCTGTACCATATTGATCAACCCACCACACCGGTTGTTCACTAAATCCTAACATCTCCCAAGGACGAGTATCTGGATAGATGGTATCATAGTAATATTGAAAAATACCTTTCCAATTACCTGGTAGATTTAATGGCTGTGTCGTTGCATTTACTGCGTAGCTGTAATTATATAGTTTCCAAATATTACCAGAGCCCGGAACAAAACTCGGTACTACTGCGGGATCTAGGCTCGCTGAATACCAATCATTGGCACGATAATTGGCACGATTCTTAGATGCCCACTTATTTAGGTATGATTCTGTTACACCAAGGTATTCTTGCCTTGAATAGCGAGTTTGTCTAAAATATCCAGACTTAACTGATTCCACTCTTAGTGGTAGATAATATTGATGTCTAAATTTGTATTGTATTAGATTATAAATTCTTTTTTCTAGTTCTAATAAAAGCTGATCTCTATAATCACCATATGCAATTGTCTTAGAGCCATCATGACCAATGATAACATTTGTCGGATTTATATAAGATGTATCCCATTCCATTCTAGGTAGATATGTAGGATATGCACCGATCTTAGATGGTGTAGATGGAATATATGCCGGCAAAGGATTTTTATATAGATTGGCCACTACTGCACTACCAGCAGGAACATTTGCAGTAAATTGCACAGTAATTGGATTCATTGATACAATCTCATAATCTTCACCAATTACAAGTAAAGTTTCTTGTCCGGTTACATCATAGATATATAATGCATTTCTTGCATCAGATAAGTCAATATAATTTGTTAATGTTAGTAGCCCACTCACTGGAACATTATTTGTTTCATTTAAATATGCACTACCATTTGCAATCATGTAAGAATATGCAAATGCGTTTGAAAATTCATTTGAGATATTTACAACTTTTAGAATTTCTTCAACCCATGCACTAACCACAATAGTGTTATTATGGTATTGAACTGGGTTAAATCCCTGATTAATAAGTTGTAGAGCAGTCTTTAAATACTTGTTCTTAAATTTAGTATATTCATCTTGACTGAATCTTTCTCCTGCAATAAAATCAAGATCATCTTCCGATGATACAAGCATCGTCTTTAATACAGGTGCGACATTCTGTAATATATAGGTGCCAACAGATCTATTTTTTCTAGTATCTCTATAATTATTATTGCCACCAAAAGCAATACCTATTTCACCGATCTGATTTGCAATAATAGATGCAAAATGTTCAGTTAGATTACTTCCACTAATTTCAGAGATTTCTAACTGATTTGGGTTAGCTTCTAACTGTTGCGGTATCGCAAAATAACCCGGTGCAAGTGGATCTAATAATCCCTGAGTATATGTTTGTACTTCAACAACAGGTGCTTGTGTTTGAGTTGTAGTTAATAGATTAGTGATATATGCAGTTAAATCAACATACACACTATTGTTAATTTCGGAAAATATAAATCCACCAATTTTATTCTGAATTTGATTTCCATTTACAGATACAGATAGATCGGCTGTTGGTTGAATATCGCCCGCGCCAAATGTGTAACCATACGGTGTAACACTTAATTTAAATTGGAACTCTGATCCATATCCGATTATAAATTTATCAATAACTCGTTGCTTACTTGTCTCTAAACAATTTGCAGGAGGCGTCGGAGTAATATTACACGGGCACGGCTGATATAAATTCCAATTGTTATATAGTACAGGATCAGTTACTGCCTTATAATAGTAGTATCCATTAATAGGTAATTCTGCAGTTTGATATGTATATCTGTCAGTAATAAGATTATTCTGAAAAACAATGTCGGATGCTTGGCCGAGAGCAGTATAGATAATACCGAATCCTAAGACAGGGTCTGTTGTTACACCCGGCGTTGTATCAACTTTATAAGAGAATATCTTACTTCCGTTAAATGTGCTTGCTGGATAAGTTACTGGATTATCGAGGCCTATTCCGTTATGATCATACAACTGAAACTCTGGTGGTTGGTTAACAGATATCTTATCATTATGTGCTTCTTGCCATGTGCCTAAACTATAGTACCAGGTGCTCCCTCTTAACGCAGAGTTATACGGACCATCTTCTGTAATAAAGAGAATATCGCCTTCGAGTATAGGTGTTGACCAAGCAGTGTAAGGCGAGAAAATAATTTGTCCGCCCGGTAATATGCTTGTCTGAAAGATATAATCATTAATTACTCCGTTACCGGCATCCCAAGAACCAGGTGGCGTTTCCCAGCGCGATATATCCCATACACCAAATGTTGTTTTATCATTAAAGAAACAGACTAATTCCCCGCCTACAAAATCAGTTCCAAGGGCAGCATTAACTATAGATGCCTGCACGCCCTGATAGGTGGCCAATAAGATTGGTACATTAGCTGATATATCTGCAAATCCGTAATTAATATCGGCTCTGAATTGTGTACCTGATTTGAAAAGAGTTAGATCAGCTATAAATTGAATAATAGGTCTTAATGCTCGTGTAGCATTTACAGGGAAGGATGTTGTTGTGGCAGCAATGGTTGCGGTGATTGCATCGATATGAAACCATTTATTGGTTCTAGACCACGCATTTCTATCAATAGATCCACGCTCGATTGTTATATAATCACCTGCAAGTGGCTGAGTCTGAGTATCCCATGTAGATGCATCCCAGTTCGTATTATCTATAATTCTACCAGTAGATAGTAGTATAGATCCGTCCCAGGGTAAGAATTCAAAAATAGTTCCCGGAGTATAATCTGGAAACTGCGGGACTAATTGAATACCTATGCACCCACCAATATTCTCAACTGTGTGAGAAGCGGAATATAATGGGTCATCAGCCAATGAAATGGACATGCCAGTTGTAATAGTTAAATTAGCAGGTGTGGCACCCGAAACATCATTTGTATTAAATGATGGTTTACCAATAATATCGGCACCGGTTACACCAGTAATAGTGATTGTAGTTAATCCCTGCTCGACCCAATAATAATTTTGGTAGTTAATAAACATATCATAGTCGATCGGAGGCCCGAAGCTATAATATTCAGACTCAAATAGTCTATCTTGATTAAGAATATTACCACCGTAATATTCGATATTATCTAATAGGTCTTCATAAAAGAAAATATTCGTTTTATTGCTACTAGCATCTTGTGCGTATGCTGTTGCTTCTAGTTGCCACCATGTTCTGTTCTTATTAGGTTCTGGAAGATAAAAATCAGTAACAGGATTATAATTTCCGGCTACTCTACGTCCTAAATATCCTGCCAATAAATCACTATCTCTCTTTGAGAAAATTTGATCAAATGTAGCATCAAAGAATTTTGTTTCAGTTACTGTCTGAAATACCGCCGGCAGTTTTTTAATATACTGAGTCATTATGATTTCCGTTGTACGAGATAGCCATGTGCATGACTATCTCTTTTCAGTATTTATCACGAAAATTATATACAGTTTAAACTCGGAGATTTTGGTCTGTTAAACCGGACACTATCTGCACATTATTTACTGTTGCAGTTGACATAAACAATTCGTTAGGTTTTGCTATAATTTCAAATAAGTTACCAAATAACGAATTGGCACTATTAGGCACAATAACAACAGTGCTAATAATTGTAGAAAGTTGCTGATGTATGAATGCTGCAAGTTCTGTATAGAAGAAGTTTTCACCAAAATCCCAGTTCCTGATATCAAAATATTGATCTATAGCAGTTATAACCATTGTCTTAACTTCATTATCGCTAATGTTTGTTGATGCTGCCTTTACTACTTTAAAAGTTGCCTGTAATTCTGGTGCAGCCTGTGTGCCGAATAATAATCTAAATACACCCGAATTCCATATCATTGAATCGCTAACCATTTTATATTGATCTAAGTTCTGAAATTGTATTCTAAGATCTTCTGTTGTTGGCGATGCAGGTAAAGTAAGAACAGTTCCATTACTATTTCTCCAATTTATCATATCGGTATAGAAACTATTAGTAATAACAAGCATATCAATAATATTTGTTGCTGCCGGGTCTATTCGTTGGTCAATCGGGGAATAATGACTCCATTTGAAGTATACCGGCAATTGTTGTGCCGTAGGTACCGTTGTATTTTGAGTAAACGATTTACCATTTTTATCATAATGAGTTGTATCTAGTGCATCTTCTATTACGCTGCCAGTGATATACCCTGTATTAGATGTAGTCACAAACCCGAATGTATAATATACGCCAAATCCCGGAGTATTAGGTATTAGATAACTCTTATTTAAGAAGTATGTTGTTAAAGTACTTGATTTATTAACTAGAGTATATGTTCCTGCCAACCAAGGATAAATTGCAGATATAATTGCATCAGTTGATGAGCTAGTATTATTGAAAAATAAACTTAATTGATTAGCAATACTAACAACATATGGTGCTGGGTGGCCGATTGGATCTGTATAATGAAGTTGTGCTAGATTATTAATGAATAGTAAATCTACAGAATCCATATATACATAATTAAGTCCACTAACGCCGCCAGGATTAAGAATATCTGTACCTGTTAATATTTGATCTGCTATATATGGTGAACTGTAAATTGTTATATCACTTCCCGGGGTTAACATAGGGAAATAAACATATAATGGTGTAGATATATTTTCTAGATTAGTTTTCCACCTAGAAATCCACGGACGAGTACTTTGATAACCGGATATAGCATCTGTATAATATTCAAACACAACTCTATCTGTTGTTGAAACTATTCTGTCAAATGCACCTGGGTCATCGGGTATACCATCACCATTTACATCAACAAGTGATATCTGCACTTTGGCATTATCAAGATATCCATCGTCCTGAATATATACTCCGGAGATATTAAAATCAACCCGAGCATTCAGAAATGCTGTTAGACCATTAATTGGTGGCGCTGGCGGTAAGTTGTTATCAATAGAAGCATTTGTATTAATGAAGGGCATAAATTCAATAGAATCTTGCAATGCTAATCCAGAGGCATTATCGATAATAACTTTATTTGGTTCCCAATAGAATCTAACATCTCTATATGATTCAAAAACGTAAACTCGGCCTCTAGCCGTTAGATCATATGTTACTGTTGTATCTAGATTAGGAACAATAGAAATATATAATAGACCACCCTGTGTTGTTGTTGTCCAATTAGTTGTTGAATAGATTTGTGGAGTCCCGCTTATTATATCAATATCGGCAGGTGCATATTCAAACGGTTGTGATACGCCTGCTCCCGGATTCGCAAATGTATGCCATTCGTCTGTTAATAAATCATAATACATCCAGAATGATTGTCCATCATTTATTCTGTTGTTAATTCCATAGAATCCTGTAGGTTCGGACCCACCATTACCGTTAATTTCTGTAGAATTTAATACATTTCTAAAAGCAGGATACACCTTTGCTGCGCGATAATTCACTTGTTCATTCACACCCAATTCTATCGGGCCGATATTAGCATATGGATTTAATGGATTAACAATTTGTGGAATACCATTTTGAATAACACTATTCACCCCTGCCGAGTTCAGTGTAGTTGAGTCTCCTGGTAATTCAAATTGTAATACTGCCCCTGCAGATATAAGGTTCCACGGTTCATACACACTGTTTGGAAGATTATCTGGTGTGAGTGTATTTACTAATGGTAAGGCTGTAGGAGAACCCGCTGCTCCACTAAAGAACCCTGTTGTATTTTTAAATTTAGCAGGGCTTGTCTGCCAGAATAGTGGCGACGAAGGATCACCCAATGTTGGCACTAAATCCAGTAATGATCTACCGGTGTTTGGCGGATTAACTCTAATCGTAGACTCGAATTGAGGCACGTATTCATCATAGAAGAACTTATTAACTTTAGGATCTTGCAACATTGACTGAATTGTGTTTACAAGGATCTGATTAATTGTTCCCGAGTTAGATGAGTCTTGTATAACTTCTGTTAATACGTTTTGATTATCTCTAAATAATGCACCATCTTGCCCGAATATAATTAAATCCTTATGGAAACCAGTTGGGTCATTTAGGTCGATATAACGACTATCTCCACTAAATGTTCTAGCTATTGCCTGTAACTTTGTAATCTGATTACCGTAAATAAGTGGTAGAACATTATAGTCACTACCATTAACCATACGAGATTGCGTTGAGAATACTTCTGGAGCACGCAATCTAATTTGATCATTAGTTTCTGATGGAGCAGCATTACCAATTGTTTGTTCTAAATTGAAAATAACTTGCAATGTATATGATTGCTGATCTACTCCAATATAAGGAATATTGATCTGAAGACCTTGTGCATCATTTGGTCTAATAACAAGAGCTTGATTTGCACTAATACGAGTCCAGAATCTAAATAATCCTGTCGGTACATTACCGAAATTACCATCAGCAAATCTTATAGTGACAGTATCATTAGCACCAGATAATACGTCAAAAATATTTCTTTGTGCAAACTGAATACTATTGTAGATAATATTTTCCCCGGCGAGTGCAGGCACCTTAAGCCATTTGTTTATAACCGTACCTGTCTGATCCGTCTGTTGAACATACACGTCATCTTGATTAATATTCTGAATATCAATCGGGAATAATCTATTTGGCACAGGGAAATCAAAATTCGTATCTGTGTTTATTAAATTGCCTTGCTTAAAGTATAGAAAGAACCCAGTATTTGCAGATGCGACACCGAGACTATCATTTCTGTATAAGAAATTAAATGCGTTATCAGGATCTGGATCCCTCTCAAAGATTGTTTGATTAGATATAAAATCTGGATTACAGATATCTATAGGATACTGCTGACTATTGATAGTAATAATAGCCGGATATGTAACATTTTGTCTTGTAACATTATTTAACTGGTATAGGTCAGTTGGAATATTTCCTATTACACCACTCTTTGTAGGACGACCGAACGGATTTAGCGAGCTAAATGCAGCATTACAAATTTGCACAAATTGGTCAAACCAATCTGGATTATTGGGATCGTTCCAATATACCGAACGAGAACCAATATTAATACCGTTTGCATCAGTAAGTGGCTGATTTGTTTGCACAGACGCAACCTTAAATAATCCAGCTGCGGCAATATTTCTACTTGGAACATAATTAACCATCTGAGCTAAACGGATAATACTTTCTCTACGTTCGGCTGTATCAATAAAGTTTTCGCGACTATTTAAGTCAGTTCTAAATGCTAAACTTGTTCCGAAGTATGCAATAAGTTCGATGATTGCAATAAATTCAGAACTTTCAACATAATCGTTAAAATCTTCAGGATAATAGATCTGAATATAATTAATCATTGCCTGCTTTAGTGTGTCGAAGTCATAGGCTGTATAATCAATAAATTGATATGCCTGAAAGACTTTCTTATAATCTTCTGAGGCGAAAAGATTTGACTGGCGAATACTTTCAGACATTAGAACGATTCCTTATCGGTTAGCGAGAATGTAGCAAATAAACTATCAGTAATAGATTCTGGTACAAATAATAATACCATAGCAATAGTTAATGCTTGGTCACTTTGGAAGACATCAATAGATACAAGTTCTACTCGCGGTTCGTCTTGTACAACTCTTACGGCATCTTCAATAATTGCATTTTTAGTATAATCATCAAACGGATCAAACAAATAGCTATAAATGTTTGTACCAAATCCCGGCAACATTAGTCTAGTTCCCAGTGGTGTAGCAAATTGATTCAGGATATCTCTCTTGACTAAATTAATATTAGTCATCGAATACGGAGGTGAGGGCTGGTTTACCGTGTTGAATCCAACAAAGTAGGGTTTCCTTGTTATGATGTTTTTCTGAACTAACCCACGCTGATTTGATGCCATATAATTCTCTTTCTGTTATTTATCAAGAAAATTATATAGGTATTTATTTCGGTGTCTATGCGTACCTTTTTAGCCCGCCATGGTCATATTTATTATGCCACATTGTCATAACTTTCAACGGATCACCGGGTTTTCGATTACCGGCCTGATTATAACTTAGGTGATACCATACAGATCCTGACTTATCACTATACTCGTATATCATTTGATCATACGGTAAATTATCCCTTATCCACGGTGCCATTTCCCAATACTTATCGAGACTCCATCCCGGAAATTGTATATCCATAGCCATACCTTGCGTGTGTTGACTATGATTAGGGCCGGGACAAGTTTCCTGATTTCTTATAGAAGAATTTATTCTAAACTTACCAAATTTAGCCAAAAGAGGTTCCGCTACATTAACTGCTAACGCCATTAGATTACAAACACGATCTTTCGGCTCAAGACCTGCGAATGTTGTAACCTGATTAGGAAAGAACGCATTGATGCTGAAATCTCTAACTTTAAAATTAGGACTCAACTGATAATCATATGCATTTGGTGCAGTTGGGTCCCAGGAAAGTGGACAACCAACATCTTTTCCTGGAATATATGGCGGAACCTTGTCATCGGAAGCAAATGGAGGTGTTGTATTTGGCCCGGGCAACGATGTTTGTGTCGATGGATTACCTACCTGGACACCATTGGCACCATTTGCATTATTG